AGTGGATTCATTGAAATTATTCAACGCTAAATGTTCAGCCCCTACTTAAACTTATAAAGCGAGTGAGCACGCTAGTAATAGTATAGGTAGGCTTAACTGTTTTTACCATTATTTAGACAATAAGAGCAAGACTAGTTGTCCTTGAGGCAACCTGCCTATACTATAAATTATTTAACTATGCAGAGGGAGCTGGGTAAACCAGAGTTGTGGATAATCATATGATTAGGTAGTGGTGGAAAGGCTGAAATATCTTTTCGTGTACGCATAGTTATAAATTTGTATACAAGTGCTGTGGATTAGGCAATCAGGCTGACGGGTCTAACGAAATGTGGATATTTAAATGTCACCACAAACACAGCATATTATATGTTGCAAGGAAAATTCGTATCTTTACGGAGATGGGGATGCCAGAGTGAACTGGCTCGTGCGAGATGTCGACCTCAAAGGTAACCAACCTCTCTTGCAACTAAAATAGACCTCTTTGGAATCACTAATGAAGTTCCTCTTTGGAATCACTACGGTTTCAAGGGGGTCTATAGATTTATTTTTTTTATTAACTAACAAAAAAGGAGATTATCATGACTGATAAATCATCTAGAGAACAAGTAAAGAAGAAAATTGAAAAGAGTAATGCAAAAACACTAAAACAAAGTAAAGAAGATTTTTCTAGCTGGGCATCATTAACAACTTTCGATTTAATGAGTCAAGTTATTAAAATATTGGAAGATATTAGAAGAATGAAAGATAGAATAGAATTGCAATGGAGCAATTTAGATGATACCAAAAAAAGGCTAATAAAACTCGAGTCTTTAATAAAGAAAGACAAAAAACTTTAACACACTGTGAGGATTACAAGAGTAATTCTTTAAATAACAGTGATTTTCATAACATACAGGAGGCATTATGAGCAAAGTTGAACAAGCTATGGATAGAATGATAAGTAACCTTGAACATATCGGTTACACAACAGAAGAGGCTATAGATAAAATAAATAATGACCTAGACCAAACCAAGAAAGAAATTGATGAGTATTGGGAATGGGTCGAGTCTAGAGTTGATGGCTTCTGTAATCCTTAGGAGATAAAATAATGAATGATGTAATAATACTAATGATAACTAATATTATGTTGTTTACGGCATGTGGACTTCTTTGGTATCGTGGTTTAATCTATAAGAGAAAACTACGGTACTGGAGAAATAAGGCTTTAAAGCTAAATGCTACCAAACGGTATGAGGAAGTAAATAATACTGTAGGTGCACCATGGTTGAAAAAGTAAACAATTACCTTGTTTTAAAGATTACTTGGTTAAAGACCAAGATAGTCGATATAGACAAGAAGAAAGTAAAAATCCCAGTTAGTTGGGAAAAAGTGATGATAGGTATATATCCGTCTATTGATGAAGCTGAATTTATTCTGCGGAAAGCTCAAAAGAACGATTATCATAATAGGCTAGATAAGCTGAAAAGCTTAGGTCTTGAAGATAATCAATTACCTAAATCATATTTTTCCATCAAGGAGACGGATAGATCCGTAACGACAGGGAATGTTGCTAATTATTTAAAATACTTAGCAATAATAAACAAAAGCAAAATGGAGGCTTAAATGGCTGAAGTACGCTATATGGCATACCACACTGGTAGTGTTCCAAAGACTGTGTCTGCTGACACTCCCGCTGAGATTGCTGAAAAAGAAGGTTTTGGCATCAACGATTCGCAAGTTGCGATTTATGTTGGTGGTAAAGCCGCAACATCCAATACTCGTCTTAAAGACGGGCAGGTTGTGTCTTTTCAGAAGGCTAAGCAAGAGTCTGGAACTTTAACTTTTAAAGTTAAAAACCGGTAGGTTTGCCTTGAACCATACAGAACCCCCTAAGCAATTAGGGGGTTTTGTGCAAATTAGGAGTAAATATGTTTAATGATAAATTAACAAAACACAAAAGATTAAAATCTGAAGATGTATTAAGATATAGTGGGAAAGACTATGTCGTAGATGAAAAAGCTTTTAATATTTTAAATAGTATATTTGATTGGGATTATGATGTTGACCAATGGCAAGAGTTCTTATCTGCATATGAGTTTTTATATGATAAAAAGAGAGAATATCTTATTCTAATTATAAGAAATGTTAGACTTAGGGTGCGTAAATACTTTTATTTGCCACCAATCTACATTCTCTTTGAATTGAAAAATGGTAAATGTTTTAATGTAGAGCCACAGAAATTAAGATACTTCCAAAAGTTGCAATTTCATAGTCTAGGTATTGATGCATCCGATGAAGAAGCTTATGAATTAATGGAAAACCCATATCAAATAGCTTATCACCCTCATATTGATTCAAAGGGCTATGCCTGTTTAGGTCATTGGGGTGAAAACTTAAATACAGCTAAAGATGAAGGGCCTTATGCATATGTTGAAACACTTAGAGGGTATTTAAATGATTATAACGGAAGAAGTACTTTCTTTAGAGTTGATCCTTATTCTTTTGACAGAAAAACAAATCGTAATACAGGAACATTTTTCCCATGTACTCAAGATACACTAATATATGTTGGATATCCAAAATATGCAAAAACAGCAGATGAATTATTAATGAAAGAAATATCAAAAGATTGGATGATTGATATGTGTCAAAAGCAAGAACTAAATTTTGCCGTATGGAATAAAATTTGGTTTTATCTTATTTCAGAACCAATTGAAGAAGAAAGAACTTATAATGATTATATAAGATTTGTAATTAGCGTATTAATGGATGAAAATATTGAATGTCCCTTTACTGACCCATTAGAATATCCAAGATATAGAGCCGATGGTGATGACGAGGAAGAATATGCAGAATTTACAAAAAGAAAAGAAGAATGGGAAGATTATAAAGAATTTTTTAAGACTTATGATACAAATACTCTTACAATTCATATATATAAATATTTATATACATTATTTGGGTATGAACTATCTATAGGTGAATTAAATTGTTATCTCGGAGCAATGTATAATTACGAAATAAATTTTGAATATGATAAGGATAAATATGAAAAGATATCAGCATTAAAGAGAACAGGATTTTCTCTTTTCAAACTACTATCGCCAAGTAATAATAACAATATTAATAAATTCATATCTCTTATAACTCTAATTAAAACAAAGAGTTATACATTATATAGAGACCAATTTATTAATTGGGGATTAGCTATGAATAAAAGAAATCCAAATAATAAGTTAAGAGAACTATATGCTTACCTAAATAAAAGTATGGAAATTAATTATAGTAGATTTAATGAAGAAAAATTGTTACATGGATCTATAGAAATAGGTGATGAATCAGTTTTTATTGATGATCTTCGATTTAGATGGACTCATGAATTTAAATTGTTTTTCTTTTATAAAAGGATGGTGAAAAGAATAATGCATGAAGTATCTAGAAGTTGTGAAAACGATTCTGGATTCTATACAGATAAAGAAGCTGACTTATTTAGAGAAAATGTACTTAATAATATAGATTGGAATAAAAAGCTAAAGAAAATAAAGTTAAGCAAGAAGAAAATGTTTGCTAAAGCAATGAATGATGTATTTAAAAATCAAGGGTTAGCTATAACTAGTTCTATAAATAAAGTAGCACTCCACGACATAATAATAAAAATGGCTGAAAAAGAAGAGAATAAAGAATATTATGATGATATTGATTATTATTACAACGCCTTATTAAATGGTGAAGGTGCTGACACAGACATATTAGCGGCTGGTTGTAGGATAGTATTTAATAAATGCTTTCCTCAATTTCCAACTGAGCTAATAAATATAAAAGAGTTCTTCTATCAAGTTGATAAGAAGATATTAACATATGGCTACAGGCAACAGCTTGACAGTCTAAACAAGAAAGTAAAGGAGTTAAACAATGTTCTTAAAAGTTCCATTTCTGATATACAGCAAAGTGAACTATTTCCTGAAGAAATTTCCATCAACTGAGTGGAGTGGCCCAGCTTGGTATAAGCCGCACTTCAAAAAGGGGGAGAGATTTCCAAAGGGATTCACATTAATGCATTTCCATCCTGTTGATTTAGGTCATGGAACTGCAACAACAATAGAAGCAGGTGACACAGCCAAGATACTTGAGTATACATGGAAGAATTACCCAGAAACTGAAAAATGTATGATGGGGATAATCCATTCTCATCATACTATGGGTGCTTTCTTTAGTGGTACAGATACAAATTGTATTGAGGATAACTCACCAATAAAGAACTTCTATTGTTCAACAGTAGTAGCAAGTCAAAAAGATAGATTTGCTTTTGCATTTGGATACCTTGACCAGTACGAAAGGCATCATTTGATAGAAGCAGAAACTAAAGATATAAAAGTTGACATGCCAAAAACAAAAGAAGAGCCTAAATGGGCTAGAATAGCTAAAAAGCTGAAAGACAGAAAGAAAGAAGAACCAACTGTTATTCGTTCTTATAATAGAGGTCGCTTTCAACAAACAAGTCTTGCCTTTGGTCATGGTTATCCTATTAACTATGAATCAGTAGACCAAGCTTATAGCTCTAACCCTGATGTAAGTAAGATTGAAGAGATTAGATTGAATGCTGACGCACAAGATGATCCAGATTCAGCTTATATACAATTATTATATGAGGCTTTTTCTAAAGCTGAAATACAATATGATACATTTAGAGAAGAAATAGCAGACTATGGAATGAATCCAAATGTAATAGTAAATGAACTAAATAAGGAGGACTTAGATGTCAAATTACTCCCAGAAACATCTACGCAATAAAGACTTAATCCCTCAAGATAAATTAGACGATGTAACAGTCGTTGGTCTTGGGGGAATAGGCTCAGGGGTTGTTATGTTATTAGCAACAATGGGCTTTAAGTATATTCGTGGATATGACAATGACTTAATGCAAGAGCATAATTTCGGAACTACCCTATATCCTGAAAGTTGGTATCAATCTGACAATGATGGAGATAATAGTAAAGCTACTATGGCTGAAACTATTATAAAACATTACGGAGGAAACGATGTTGAAAGCTCAATGATAAATGAAAGATTCGATGGATACGGGCAAGTATTAAGCCCAAAAACTATTGTTTGCACCGATGATATGAATTCTAGGAAACTAGTGTATGAATCATGGTTGGAAAGAGAAGATAGGCAGGTATTTATTGATTTAAGAATGGATGCATTAACAATGTCTTGCATAACAACTACAAAGAACTCGGATAAATATATGGATTATTGGTTTCCTCCGGGAGCGTCTGGAGAAGAAGCTCCCTGTACAATGAAACACACTATATTCTGTGCTAATCTTATAGCAGGAATTGGGGTGAATCAATTGTTTAACTACTTGACAGGTAGGCCTTTTTATAGCTATATTTGGCAAGGTCTTTCACCCCTTGATATGGTAATGAAAGACTTCAACAGTGGAGAAGATATCGAAATCAATAATAACATAACTGAGGAGTATGCGTATGCAAATTAAAACTCGTACAGTTACAACTAATTGGAATGAAAAACCCGGAGGGCTGACTTGGTACTTTATCGGTCAGCCCAAAACGGGTAAAACAACTGCCGCGGCTAATTGGTCATCTAAAGGTGCTGAAGGTGTTCTAGTAATAGACACTGACCTTGGAGCTGATTTTGTTGATGGTGCCAATGTTGTAACAGTAACTTCATTAAACCCACCTTTTGAAGAAAAAGATGATGATAAAAAGCTTATTGCACCTGATAAGAGAGGTTTTTATCATAGAGTAGGTTCTGAAAGAGGAAAAGCCATGGAGGTATATTCTCTATTTGAGGTATACAGATGGATCAAGGAAAACTGGGCATCTCTTGGATACGAAACATTAGTAATCGATACTGTCGATACAATTAATGAATGGATTCAAGAAGCTGTCTGTGAAGAACTTGGTATATCAGCCATGGGTGAGGGTGACTGGGGAACTGATTGGGGTAAAGCAAGAAAGAAAAATGTTGACATAGTTAAAAGATTACAACTTTTAATGAAACAACATGGTTCTAACCTCATATTAACTTCCCATTCAAAACAATCCCAAATGAATGATGGCAAAGTGCAACTTAGCCCTGAATTACCAAGGGGCTTAGGATATGCACTCTGTGCTCGTGCTGATGTTATTGGGTATTCAACCGTTGTAAAAGACGATTTAATACCTTCAGTATCATTTCAAGCATATGATGAAAGAACGGTAGGTTCGAGACTAAAGCCGTTAAATGGGAAAGTATTGCAATTTACCTACGAATCTGTAAATAAAGCAATAACTGAATATAAAGAAGAAGGAGACGAATAACAATGGCGTTATTACAAACTACTACTTCTAGTAAAAGTGGTGACTTCACTGGCTATTTTGAAGCTGGTGTTGTAAAAGTAGAGGATAAGTCTGGTCAATATGATTGGGCTGATTGTTGGATTGATGTGCATTTTAATATTAAAGGCAGTCAATACCCTCAAGTACATTCTATAAAAGGTTCTTTTGACAGAAATCCTGATGGTACTTTAGAGATAAATAAAGTGGTAAGACATTTTAATTACTTTAAAGATGCTATTGGATTCAAAGGAGGAATTAATACAGAAGGTTTGTGGGAAACAATAGAAGGTGAGTCAATCACCAGTATTGAAGATGCTTTAAATAAGCACATAGGAGAGATAAATGGCTCTGACAATCCAATGCTCGAACCACCGCATAACTTTTATATCTATGTTTATCGTGAAGCCCCTAAAAAGGCTGGTGACAAAGCATATAAAAGAGTGCTTGGTAAAATATGTACCAATGATAATAGAGGTCAACAAGACTTAAAGTCGTATGTTGCTTATATGAATCAAAAAGGGTACTTAAAGGAGGCATCTTCTGAAGATGTTACCAAGCAGAAACCTGCTTCAACTCAGAAAACTGATGATATGCCATTTTAATGGAATTATATCTTGAAGTAGCAATAGGGAGCCCTCGGCAACGGGGGCTTCTTATGACCCTAGGTGAATACGAAAAGAATATGAAAGAATTCTTTGATAAGGGACAATATATACCAATATATAGGTCGCATTATCTTTATGATGAAAAAGCTTTCTCCTTTGTTAAGGATAGTAAGTCATTAAAAGATTACATGGGAACTAGGTATATTGATAATGTATTAATAGATATTGATAAAAAAGATGACTCAAATGAATATGTTTTAGAAAAAGCTAAAACAGTAGTAAGAGAATTAAATAGTCTGGGATTAAAAGAAGGCAATTATAAAATATATTATAGTGGTACAGGTTACCATATTATAGTATGTGCAGATTGTTTTGGATTTAAACCAGATGAAAACCTTCCATATATAGTAAAACAGACAATGATCCAGCTAATAAAAAGTGTGGATATTGACCCTGCTGTATATATGAGAACTGCTGTTTACAGAGAAGAAGGAACAAAGAATGCTAAATCAAATCTATTTAAAACATTATTACCTTTCAATGATTTTTTAAATATGGACTATAGCTCAATACATTTATTAGCTATGAAGCCATCCAAGATAGATTGGGAAGATGTTATGTGGGGAGATGAATCCTTAGACCAATCTATACAAACTGCTGTAGAGCCAGTTAGAGCTTTTAAAGCTGTACAAGAACCTACTAAAGTTGTACCATGTGTTCAACAAATGTGGGGAGAAGGCCCTAAAGAAGGTACAAGAAATAACATCATACTCAGGATTGCATCACACTTTAGAAGAAATGGAATACCAAGTGACGCTACTAAAGCGGCACTATTGCATTGGAATAACAACCAAATGCAGGAAAACATTATTTTAGAGAAGGTCGAGAATGTATACAATAATGGGTATCAATATGGATGTCAAGATAGTGAGATGAAAGCTAGATGCCAAACTTATTGTATTCACTATAAAAGAAAAGACTATGACATTGAGGTCAAGGATTTTCAACAACTACAAAAGAGACTTGAAGAGAGACTCTCTACTGATTTTTCAGGGAGGACTATTGATTTGTCCAAGATATTTGGCTTGCCAAATATCGATTGCACTATTTACCCGGGTGAGTTAGTGACCATATTTGGCCCTACCGGAGCCGGGAAGACAACTGTTGCTCAAAATATTGTCTTAGGTTATAATTCTGCACAAGACAGAATAGACCAAGAATCACAGCTGAATACTCTGTATTTAAGCTTAGAATTGAGTGATTGGTATATGCATAAGAGACATCTCCAGATAGTAGCTGATGTAGATAAACAACAAGTAGAATCTAATCCATCACAAATAGCAGAAGACCATAAAGATTTGCTAGACCATATAATAATACAAACAGTTCAACCTACGATAGAAAGCATAGCTCAAAAAATAAAAGAGCTAAGTCCACAAGTTGTTGTAATAGATTACATAGACTTAATAGACCCCGGCCCATCTAAAAGAGGAGAATATGAAGGTATTAGATATATAAGTCATAGCTTGTCTAATATGGCTGTAAATAATGATTTAATAATAATACAATTATCACAGGTAAGCAGAGAATATAGTAAAAATGATGTATTAGACCTTTACGCAGGTAAAGGAAGTGGG